GGTGTAAAGGTAAGAATCCCAGGTGCAGGTGCTTCTAGTTCTGGTACTCCCACTGTTGATTTACAGACAGGAAGAATAATTTATCCAACTGGTTATATCTTTAATGGAACAATGGGTGCTGCTCAATGGTGTTCTTGTCCTGCCTTAATATTGCTTGATCTTCTCACCACTGAAAGATATGGATTTGGAACGCATATTACAGACAGCAACTTAGACTTATTCAGTTTTATTGCTGCTAGTAAGTATGCTAATGAGTTAGTAGATGATGGATTTGGAGGACAGGAAGCTAGATTCAGTTGCAATGTAAATATACAGGGATCAACAGAAGCATTTACTTTGATAAATGAATTAGCAGGAGTGATGAGATGTTTTCCTATCTGGTCTGAAGGTTCTGTTACTATTTCACAAGATAGACCTACCGATCCAAGTTATCTATTCAGCTTGGCAAATGTAGGTGAAGGTGGGTTTAGTTACTCAGGTAGCAGTTTAAAACAAAGACACACAGTAATAAATGTCAGCTATTTCAATATGGACAGCAGAGAGATAGATTATGAGGTTGTAGAAGATACGTCTGCTC